ATTCCATTGTGGACCATCTTTACGAAGTGACCAGCGCCTGCAGGACCGCAGAACATCCATCCATACTCTTCTGGATACCAAGTAAAGTTTCGGTCACCTGTTCGTGGGGCAGCATTAATGCCTGGTGCGAGTGCGTCAAAGATAGGACGGCAGACGGATACTGCAGTATCTGAACCACCAACCATAAGACAGTATCCACGCTCCAAACCGTAAACACCACCAGAAGTGCCACAGTCAAGATATTGGATGCCCAACTTAGACAACCTTTCTGCCCTGCGGCGAGAGTCCTTAAAATTGCTATTGCCATGATCAATAATAATATCTCCCTCCACACAAAATTGTAATAACTCATTTAGTGTGTCCTCCACGGTTTCTGCTGGAACCACCATCATGAAGACGCCTGGCGTCTCTCCAGTGGTTTTATTTGAATGCACTACTTGAACAAGGCTTTCCAAAGTAGTGGAACATCCACTGATATAACCCTTTTCAAATTGTTCTTCAGCTTTTGCATAGTTGTTTCTATACCCCCATACTTCGTGTCCTGCTGCGATAAGACGGCGGGACATACCCTCACCCATCCTACCTAATCCGATCATTCCTACTTTCATTTTTTAAATAAATCCTCTACTTGTTTGCGAGCGTCAGACATTTTTTTCTTTTCACGCTCAGTGTGTTTGTAACCATATTTACCATGGAATATGGCATGACCTTGACAAAACATAGTCACACCAAATACCAACGCAAGGATAATTCCTATCCATTCAATTATAAGTGTATGTTGAGCCATGGCGCTAGCGGTGGAATTACTCCAATAAGTCGAAGCAGACCCTCAGCAAAAAGTGCAAGAACAACCCACCCAACACACATAGAAATAATTCCAGCATTACGATTATGTTTTCGTATTGCATCATCAATCATCTCCTGCACATCATCTCTAGTTAGTCGTTCGGGTACTTCAATATCTTTACCCCAGTTCTTAAACATTGATCACCTCCATCGCTTTTTCTAGTTCACGAGCGTGCTGTAGTTCATCGTTTAAGATTTCAAGAATCTTATCATCGTGACCATTGTCTGCAAGATATTTGGCATATGTTGTAGCAGCATGAATCTCTACTTCATAAGACAAATGGTATGCAGACTTAGGAGCCACCCAATAATAAACCACATTGACCCAATAATAGATAAGGACGAGGTGTTTGGCAACAAAGCGATCGATAAAATAAGCATTACCGCCCCGACTTTCCATGTATTCCAGATGTGATGTTTCATTGACTGACTGTTCAAAGTGCTGAATCATTAGATCTATATGCTCAGGACCGCGAAGTCCCATGCTTTCACGAAAATGTAAGACACTCAAGAAAGCAAAATAGGGTGCCCGAGCGATTTCCTCAAGCACCCAAAAACGTGGATAGTCTCTTCCTTTATAAAGGAAGTCTAGTATTGCAACAGTGATGTCTAAAACAACAGTGTTGAAGTGTTTCATTCTACATGTACCGTGCCGATCATGCCTGCACCTTTATGTGGACCACACCAGTAAGTGTAATCACCTGCTTCTGAGAAAGTTACATCGAACTCTTCACCAGGCATCATTGCAAGACCTTCATGAGAAATCTCAGGATGATCTTCTACAACCACATTGTGAGGTGGCAGCATGTTGTTTACAAAGTGAACCGATTCTCCTGCAGCAATTGTAATTTCTGCTGGTTCAAATACTAGGTTGCCATTGGCACCCATCATTACATCAACTGCCCACGCAGGGCTTGCCAGGAATAGTGTTGCTAGAAACGCGAATAGGATTTTCATTGTCTGCCGAATAATTGTCTTGATAAGCGTTGAGCTTATTAATCAAGTCATCATATTGTTCCCACATATATTCGGAACCTGTTCGTTCTTGGTAAAGCAAACAAGCTGCGATTAGACGTGAAATATCAGTGTCGTTAAGACGCATGTTCATCTCGAAACTCATAAGCTAATTATATACCTTCTAGGTATTTTATCACCATTTTAACAATATTTTCACACTTGTGTCAGCAATTCCACGCACGTAGTGATTTGTTGATTCTGCTATCTGGATCCTTAGCAGTTTTCTTACTAGTTAACTTCTTTTTCATGCCCTTCATTCGAGCGCAAAACGATGCCCTACGGGGATTTCCAACCTTCTTGCTTGGTGCTTTAAGGTCGCTTCCAGGATTTTCCTTTTCGTAAGACTTTCGTCCTTTTTCGTTGAGTCCTCCAGACTTTGATTTGCCCTCTTTTCGGGTCCATGCTGCTTCATCGAGCTCTGTTTCTTCGCGTTTTACAGAGCGGATCGGCACCGAGAATCTATCCCACGCTTTTTCGCCGTAGGAACATTCTTCTCTAGTTTCAGGTTTTTGACAAAGTTTACAGAAACGTTTTTCCTCTTTATCTTCTGCTTCTGCTAATTCAAATTCTTCTTTTTTCGCGGTTCTCGCTGCCTTTTTGAAAGCATCCTTTGCGGGGTAGTCCTCACTACCAGGCTTCGCAGGTGCCTCCCCACGCTTCCGCTTTGCGTGGATGTTAGCATATAAACCACGCTTTGCTTCGCAAAGTTCTTTAAGTTCTTTATAGTCTCTCATGGGAATATACTAACGTATATTCTATTTATATTAACCCATTACTGCTACAGGACCGAAATACACATGGCTAGTATTAGTTGCCGTGTGTAGATAGTCCGTTGGTTCTTTATCAATAATAATGTCGTGACCATTCAGGAGATGGATAGTTCCTAGAACATCACCGCCCCCATTCTTGAGAATGATCTCATGTGCTTGACCACCACCTGGATCGTGGGTGATATACACTTTAGTTGCTAACTCGGCATTCTGACCAGGGTCGTCAGCATCGGTCAGTGGGATCTGTGGTCCCAAGAGTTTAATTACTTGTGCCATTATCCTTGGATTGTAACTGGGGAAGCATAGATAAATCCAGTGCCAGCAGTTTGGTCTGGTGCCAATCTTATCTGAATAGTTTCTCCACCAGATGCAGGTTGCTCGGCATAAGTTGGAACGTCAGGATCGACGAGAGTTGTTTGAGTGGGTTCTTTTTTAATATAAACAGTCTCACCAACACCAATAATCATGTCGTGGTAGTTGAAAGTTTCTCCATTATTCTGTTGGAAAATACTATATGGTTCTCCAGTAGAAGTATTAAGACCAGTCACTCTAACTACTCTGGCACAAACAGGTTTGTCTGTTGCGTTATTAATTTTAACCACACTTGCGCGGAGAATTTCTTTTCCTGACAGCGTGCCGCCTCCACTACCAGAAGGATATCCTGCGTCAATTAGGGAGGAATCCAATGATGTAATTTTACCGATCGGTGTGACTAGCATTACTCTCCTTTCTCTTCGTTCTTATTTATCGTTTGCCACCACCCATTTGCTTGAGCATCTTCTGTAGCTCAGCAGTGCTACCAACAAACATAGCGTTGTTGGTGACTTTGGATGGACCTTTCTTTTCTTCGTCAAGATCTTTCATCTTTTTATGTAGGTCTTGGAGTTTCTCAGTCATGTCTGCAACGTGCTTCATTGCCGCTACAGCGACTTCATATGCTCTAGGGTGCCCAGACTCCTGAGCGACCTCTAAAGCGCCTCTGACCGCCTCCTGACCCTGATCTATGAGTGAGTATAATTCACCACGAGTATATTCATAATCTTTTTGACGATCATCGCCAGTCTTATCCACCTTTACTGGTGGTTTATCCTCAACAGGTTCAGCACTAATGTTAAGGATATCCTCCATGTTATCTTCTAAGCTCATAGGTAAGTAATCCCTTCATTAAATCCAAAGTCATCATCTGCCGTTAGCAGTGCATCATCAGCGGCATCAATCTGACCATCATTGTTGATATCAGTTTTTGCTTTTGGTGAATAAGTTCTTTCAATATTTCTTCTGTTGATTTCAAGATCACCAACAGTTTCATATACAATTGCTTTTCTGATAACATCAGACTGTGTATATGGACCGTAGAAGTAAGTCTTAGCAGTAAATGTCATGGTGTATGTAATATATCTACGGTTTAAAAAACTATCGTCCCACTGATCATCGTAAGAAATATTATTCAATACAATAGCAACATCTCTTTTTTCATCCATATCTGGAATCATATTGAGTGTTACTGAAAATGATGGTTGGAAGTATGGAAGAATCTGTTCGATAATTTGTAAAGCATCATCTTGAGATTTTCCAATAATACCAAGTTCAAAACTCATATTATAAGGAACAGGAACATATTGAACCTTAACTTCCTTACCGTCATCATCAATGATGCTTCTGTATTTTTGAATTGGTGATGTTTTACGAGTAGGATCGTAATCAATACCTGTCATCTCAAAGTAGAGACGTGGTAATGTAATTGCTACTTTTCTTCCTACATCTGGATTTTGTTCCAAACGAGTTAGAAACTTTTGCTTTGGACCATATGCCAGAGGAACTTTTTCTTCTTCTAAAACATTGCCAGTTTCTGGATCTTTCTTCTTTAACGTAATGTTATTGAAGAGTGTTCCAAAAGCAATAATGTTTTTACGAGTTATCTCGTTATAAAAATGTGATCCTAACATTAGAAGCTACCTGTCTGATTTCCAATTTCACCGAATGGATTACCTTCTGTCCAGTCGATAATCTCATCTGCACTATCTTCGATCACTCTATTCTGATCGTAGGTGCTATTCGTATTATTTAGAGTGTCATATGATTCAGGACTCCACTTAGCACCTGAAGTTAGACCAGTTATGGTTTCTGCAGTGGTGAAAGTTCCTGTTCTATTAATGATTTGGAGGTCTCTGGTTGCAGGATCCCAGGACTTGACTTCTGCTCGGTTATCTTTTGGAGAGTAGTCGATTGTGACAGTAGGAGCAGAAGTGTACCCACTGCCACCACTTGTGATAAGAATACCAGTGACAAGACCACTAGAACTGACTGTAGCAGTCGCCGTAGCACCATTTCCTCCTCCTCCAGAAATTGTAACTGTGGGTGGTAATGCAGAATTGTAATGAAGTCCACTGTCAGTAATAGTAATACCATCTACGGCATCACCATC